ACCAAAGACAGAAAATAATCCAGGACTTGTATCCACACGCCAAAGCACCTAAGCGAATCAAAAAGATTTTGGACAATGTGCTGGGCGGCTTGAACGAAGCAGACAATCCAGATTATTTTGGTGGCAGCAGTCAGAGTGCCATACCAGGTACACCCAGTGACCTACAACCACAACCAGACCCAGAAGAAATCCGTGCCCACAATCGTGAAATGGCACAGATGCGTAGGTGGATGGGCCATACCAGCCGCTGGTAAAACTGCGTAAAATCTTGTACTATTTTTGCTTGGTCTGGGCAATAAGTACTCTTGACACATCTGAAAAGTAGCGTATACTTGATGATGTATCCGAAGTTCTCTCCTTGAGAACTACACTTTGATACTTAGTTGATACTACACTTTGGCATTTTTATAAAGGAGAAACAATATGTCACTAGCAGCAATCCGCGCTAAATTGCAAGCGCAAGAAACTCGCACCACTCAAAATCAGGGCATGGCCCAGAGCGACAACGGCATGTATCCACACTGGAACATGCAAGAAGGTCAATCAGCCACTGTTCGTTTCCTGCCTGATGGGGACACCAGTAATTCATTTTTCTGGGTTGAGAAGGCCATGATCAAACTGCCTTTCCAGGGCATCAAGGGTCAGGCTGGTAGCGAAGGCAAAGAATACATCGTGCAGGTTCCCTGTATGGAAATGTATGGCGAAAACTGCCCTATTCTGGCAGAAGTTCGTACCTGGTACAAGGACGAAACCCTGAAGGAAATCGCCAACAAATACTGGAAGAAGCGTACCTATCTGTTCCAGGGTTTTGTTCGTAGCAACCCCCTGACCGAGGATAAGACACCCGAGAATCCAATCCGTCGTTTCCTGATCAGCCCACAAATTTTTGGAGTAATCAAGGCCAGCCTGATGGATCCTGAAATTGAGGAATTGCCCACTGACTTTGTTCGTGGTCTGGATTTCAACATCAAAAAGACCAGCAAGGGCGGTTATGGTGATTACACAACCAGTGGATGGGGCCGTCGTGAAAGTGCCCTGACCGAAGTAGAACAAGCTGCCATTGAGGCACATGGCTTGTTTAACTTGAAGGACTTCTTGCCCAAGAAGCCCAGTGACACCGAACTGCGTGTGATCAAGGAAATGTTCGAAGCCAGCGTAGATGGTCGTCCTTACGATCCAGATCGTTGGAGCCAATACTACAAGCCCTGGGGCCTGAATGTGGCTCCTGCTAGCCAAAGTGCTGGTAACACTGCTGATGCTGGTGATGAACCAGCTCCAGTTAGCCGCCCACAACCTGCCGCCAAGGCAGAGCCAGTGGCCGAAAGTGCCAGCACTCCTCCCTGGGAAGGTGAAGAAGAAGCACCTCGCCCCACAGCAAAACCTGCTGTTTCAAGCGATAAAGCCCAAGACATTCTGGCGATGATTCGTAGTCGCCAGCAAAACAAAGTAGCCTAAACGCTATCACAATGGCCCAGTCAATCTGGGCCGTTGTGCTATAGATGGGAGAAACATCATGACATTACCAGATGAAAGATACCGTGCCCTCAAGCAAGGTAAAAAACTATTAGAAGAATTATGCGATCCAGGAAAAACGCCCCGAGTGCCCAGCGCAGTGCGTGAAAGGGCACGTGGTGTGCTCCGCCATTTTCCATTAGATTATGAACTGGAACGCCTGGCACAAAGTTGCCCTGAACTGCTTGACACGGAACCCTTCAGTCCGTATCATACAGGTAAACAAGTAGCAAATAGCAGAGGATAAGAATGAAGAAACCTTTTGATCTAAGTCGTTTTCGTAAAGACATTACCAAGAGCATTGAAGGCCTGAGCATTGGCTTCCATGATCCCACTGATTGGGTAAGTACTGGCAACTACGCACTGAACTATCTAATCAGTGGTGATTTCAAAAAGGGTGTGCCACTGGGCAAAGTAACCGTGTTCGCTGGCGAAAGCGGTAGCGGCAAGAGTTACATTTGTAGTGGTAACCTGGTTAAGAACGCACAAGAGCAAGGTATCTTTGTGGTCTTGATTGACAGTGAAAACGCTCTGGATGAAACCTGGTTGCATGCACTTGGCGTTGACACCAGCGAAGATAAACTGTTGAAACTCAACATGGCCATGATTGATGATGTAGCCAAGACTATCTCAACATTCATGAAGGACTACAAGGCCATGGCTGAAGATGACCGCCCCAAGGTCTTGTTCGTGGTTGACAGTCTGGGCATGCTCATGAGTCCCACTGAAGTGAACCAGTTTGATGCTGGTGACATGAAGGGTGACATGGGCCGCAAAGCCAAGGCACTCAAGGCTCTGGTGACTAATTGCGTAAATATGTTTGGCAGTTGCAATGTGGGACTGGTGGCAACCAATCACACTTATGCCAGTCAGGATCCCTACAACCCCGATCCCAATGTGAGTGGTGGTCAGGGCTTTGTGTATGCCAGCAGTATCTTGGTGGCCATGAAGAAACTCAAACTCAAAGAGGACGAGGACGGCAACAAGGTCAGTGAAGTACGTGGCATTCGTGCTGGTTGCAAGATCATGAAAACACGCTATGCCAAGCCCTTTGAGGACATTGAAGTTCAGATTCCCTACGAAACTGGCATGAACCCCTACAGCGGTTTCTTTGACCTGCTGGAAAAGAAGGGCATGATCAGCAAAGAAGGCAATCGCTATGTGTACATTGACCTGAATGGTGAAGTTCATAAGTATTTCCGCAAGGAGTGGAACCGTAACGAAAACGGTATCATGGACTTGGTTATGAACGAGTTTTCAAAACGTGAACAATCGCTAAATAGTGAAACACTGGAGGAAACGACGGAATGAGCGATAACACTTTGGCTGTGGTCAGTGAAATCTGGGGCATGATGCGTGACAGCCTGCCCACAAACGATGTGCCTGACCTGGCAGAAGGCGTGGTCAGCACCCTGCTAGACTACGGATATGACCTTGAGGACATACGGGCTGAGTTCCCGGCAGACACAGACATTCTGGATGCTGTGGCATACTTTGATGAAACAGCCACTGAAGAAGAACCTGAGTATGAAGATTACTCAGATGACGAAGATGAAGAATGGTAACCCACAGTTCATGGCATGAATTGGTATACTAAGATAACGCAAAATCTGGCCCACCTGCCAGATTTTGTCACCTATTACGAAGCAGAATTGAGCCAGGCCAAACTGGAGACTGGCATCAAGGGCAACATTGAACGCAACCTGGCGGCCTTGCCTGGCATCACAGAGCATCGTTTCAATCAATTGCAAGAGATTGAGGCGGTGTTGAACTTCCTGAACATTCAGTTACGCAAGATTCGTAGCACTGCGTTCCGCAAGTATCTGGAAAATTACAATCGTGCCTTGACCAGCCGTGATGCTGAAAAGTATATTGAAAGCGAGGCTGATGTGGTTGACATGGAAACCTTGATCAACGAGGTAGCACTCCTGCGTAATCGTTGGCTGGGCATCATGAAGGGACTAGAAGCCAAGCAATGGCAACTGGGTCACATAACCCGACTCAGAACTGCTGGCATGGAAGATGCCTCAATCTAATAAATACTAGATTGGAGAACTATTTTGGAACCAGGTAAGATTAGAAACATACTTGAAGGGCTGGAGGCACTGGCTGAAAGCACGGGACTGGCTGGTCGTAAAGCCGGCGACAGATTCGTTGACCCAGCCACACAAGACGAATTGATTTTTCAGGACTTGAAGTTCTTCCCTGAAGAAGGTGGTCGTTTCACTCCTGAACAACTGGATTCAGCCTTGGAAAATATAACAGGGCAAATAAAAGTACCAGTGCAATGGGAAAACAATCGTAGCCCACGCACTGGTGGTTTCGCTATTGCTACATTTAGCCAAGGTAAAACACCCATTGTTACCGGTCGTTACTTTGAAAGCATCAAGCCACAGGCCACTGACAACTACTTGCCCAACATTGTGCTGGGTCGTTACAAGTTTGCTGGCAAGAGTGCGGCCAAGGCACAGGCTGGCCTGACTCCACAAGACCTGTTGACTGATCAGACTGGCCTAACCATACCTAAAATCATGACACAACTGGCGGCCAAACTGGGCACAGACAATCCACTGTATCATGTGGCACATCATATTGCCATGGGTGAAGACCTGCCCATGACCATTCGTGCTCCTGAAGGCGTGAGTTTCAGTGCGTTCCGTGATTACTTCTGCGAAATACTACAGCCCATGGCCCTACAGATGGGTCAATACACTGGCAACGGTGACGAGGCTGCAGAATTGTTCCTGGGCCAAGAGGGCTTCAGTGGCACCTTGATCAACTTTGACGCTAGTAAAAATGCTGGCTTGAGTGACAGCACACTGGAAAGTCCGGATGGACGCATTGTAAAAGTCAGTAGCAAGGGCGGTGCTGGTGCCACAGCCAGTGCCAAGAACCTGTTGAACAGTGTTGAAGAACTGCGTGGCACCGCCGCTGGCAAAAAGTTATTGAACAAATACCAGCCTGAGATAGACATGGTGCAAGAGATTGTCAAGTCTGGACAGGCCGGAGCACCGCTGTATCTGGGCGAAAAGTTCAACATCATTACTCCCGAAGAGGCAGAAATCATACAGGGTTTGAAGGGCAATCGTCCAGCCAACATTCAAGATGAAGCACAGTTGCAAGCCATGGGCTTGACACCCAATCTGATAGAAATGGCACAGAATCGTGGCACAGAAACTCCTGAAGCTACTAATTTATACTATCACTTGATTGCGGCGGTAGCACACAAGGCAGTGGTTCATGTGAATGACAAGACCAATTTTGCCGAAGCCGCCAGCAGTATTCTAAACAATGGTGCCCTGATACAGGTGTACACCAAGGCCAGCGAGAAAGGCGGTAACTGGACCTTACAGGGATTTGACACCAAGTATCCAGGTGAAAGTGTGAGTGGTGTTCAACTGAGTGCCAGCAAAACTTACTACAGCACTGGCATCAAGGGCAATTTCACATTCAAGATTCTGCGTGGCAATGCCAAAGCCGCACCAGATGATGACACACCTGAAGTGCCAGCACCACCAGTGGCCAAGCCCAAAAGTATGCGTGAACCAGGTGTGAGCACCCGACCCACAGGCCGCGGGCTTGGTGCGGGCCGTGGTTTACGATAATCCAGATTTGACAATAAATTCCCGAACTGATACACTCTGGGCATTGTGATAAAGGAGCAAGCAATGTCTGGCTTTGTTGATGTTGGTGGTATGACTGATGAGCAAGTCAAGCGTATGGGTCATGTTGATGAACTGGGCCCTGAGGATCGTCAGCCGCGTAGGAGTACCCGTGGTCCGCGTTTCACTTATCGTACCCTCCCCACTGACCTAGTGTTCCAGGCGGCATGTGCGGCCAACCGCATTCAAAATGGCCGCTATGTAAAAAACAGCCTGGAGCAGGATGCTACGGGTGCCGTTGTCACGGTCAAGACCAACCGCGAAATCATGCTGGAGATACTGGCCAATCCTGCCCAGATTCTGGACCAGGATCGTGACCTGGCCGCCAATGTTCGCCGCCACTATCAGGGTCTCCAGTTCCGCATCCTGGCTGGTAAAGTCCTGAGCGAACTGGAATCCAAGGCCCTGGCCTACGCCAGCGGTGACACCATCAGTGAGCGTGACATTGGCCTAGTTGCTTACTTGCCCAGTGGCTATGCTCAGGCTCAACGCCGTCAAAGCATTGATGAGCGGCTGGCTGATGCCCGTGGTGGTTATGTGGGTGATGTTGGCACCAAGGTTGTATGCGAACTGGAAGTCCTGCGTTGTAACTACAGCCAGCAGTGGAACACTTACTTTGTGACTGGCATTACTACCAATGACCAGGCCGTATTTTTTGCCAATCGCAAGGCCCTGACTGTGGGAACCACTGTTCGTGCCACTGGCAATGTCAAGGCACACCGTGACGGTCAAACCCAGTTGAACTATGTAAAAATTGCTTGATCCAGAATTTGACAAATAATCGGTTTGGTCGTATACTAGAGGCTTAGACAGTCAACAAACGGAGATACAAATGGCTACTCGTTCTACTATCGCCCTGGAATTTGCTGACGGCACTGTAGGTCAAATCTATTGCCACTGGGATGGCTACATTTCCAATAACGGCCGTATTCTGTTTGAGCACTATCAGGACCCGTTCAAGGTTCAGGAACTGATTGATCTGGGTGACTTGAGTACCCTGGGATACAACATTGGCCAAAAGCATGGGTTCGGTGAGGTCACCCAGGACTGCACATTCTACGGCCGTGACCGTGGAGAGGATGGAGTTGCGGCCCGCTACTTTACAGATTTCCAGGACTACCTAGCACACCATCAGTACGAGGAGTATGAGTACATCCTGCGTAAGGATGGCCGCTGGTATGTAAAGTCCTACAGCACTGAAGGCTTCATTACCCTTGCTGAAGCAATGGTACGGGAGCAAGTGCCCGTAGCCTAAATTTGACAATAAATCATTTTGGGCATATAATAGTCACATAGACAGTTAGATAACGGAGCAAGCGATGACTTTTGAACAAGCAATGGCAGTGGTTAATGACTATAAGACCAACTACGGTTTTCCTGGTTTGCTGGAAACACTGGAAGACATGCGGGAAAATACCGAGTGGCTGGACAAAACCCAGCGTCAGGCTTTTCGTGTGGTCTTTACTGAAATGGCCCGGTTGTTTGCCCCGGCCTGAAATTTGACAATAATTCGTTTTGGTACTATAATAGAGTCTTAGACAGTCAACGAACGGAGCAAATATGAAGATCGTGATCCAGACCCAAATCCGCGAAAACTACGGTTCGGCTGACCAGCCCTACTGGAAGTGCAAGGGTGGTAGCACCTTCGTTGTTCCGGACCTGACTCCGGCCCAG